CACTTGCTCCTGATGTCCCAGCATTACCTGTTGAACCTGAAGTACCAGTTGAACCTGAAGTACCTGATGTAGCACTTGCGCCGCTATTTCCTGCGGCTCCTACTGAACCTGAAGTTCCTGATGAACCACTAGTTCCACTTGATGCACTTGCTCCACTGTTTCCAGCATTTCCTGATGAACCATTAGTTCCTGATGAACCACTAGTTCCACTTATATCTGATGTGCCGCTGTTTCCAGCAGCACCATTACTACCATTTGAACCCGAACTTCCTGAAGTTCCACTTAAAGCAGAAGCTCCACTGTTCCCAGCATTTCCACTTGAACCTGAAGTACCTGTTGAACCAGCTGTGCCACTTGTAGCACTTAAACCAGCTGTACCTGCGTTTCCTGAAGTACCATTTGAACCTGAAGTACCTGAGGTACCTGATAAAGCACTTGCTCCTGATGTCCCAGCATTACCTGTTGAACCTGAAGTACCAGTTGAACCTGAAGTACCTGAAGTATTACTTAATCCACTGTTTCCAGCATCACCATTTGAACCATTTGAACCCGATGTACCTGAGGTACCACTTATGTTTGAAGTTCCATTATCTCCAGCAACTCCACTTGAACCATTTGATCCTGATGAACCTGAAGTACCTGATAAAGCACTTGCTCCTGAATTTCCAGCGTTACCTGATGAACCTGAAGTACCGGTTGAACCTGAACTACCACTTGTTGAACCAACTCCTGAAGTTCCTGCATCTCCTGAAGTACCATTTGAACCTGAAGTACCTGAGGTACCTGATAAAGCACTTTCTCCTGAATTTCCAGCTGCACCATTTGATCCATTAGTTCCTGTTGAACCGGCTGTACCTGAAGTTGATGATAATCCTGAGTTACCTGCGTTTCCTGAAGAACCGTTTGTACCTGTAGTACCACTTGTACCACTTGTTGATGAAGCACCACTGTTACCAGCATCACCACTTGAACCATTTGTTCCTGATGAACCTGAAGTACCACTTAATGTACTTACACCATTTGTTCCTGTAGCTCCTGATGTACCTGCAGAACCTGTTGTACCTGAAGTACCTGATAGAGCACTTGATCCACTATTTCCTGCTACACCACTAGAACCGTTTGTACCTGTTGTACCTGAAGTTCCGGATGATGCAGAATTACCTGAATTACCAGCATCACCTGATGAACCTGAAGTTCCTGTAGAACCACTCGTACCAGATGTTTCACTAACACCGCTGTTTCCTGCATTACCACTAGAACCATTTGTACCTGTTGTACCTGAAGTTCCACTTGTTTTTGATTCTCCGCTAGTACCATCAGCACCATTAGAACCATTTGTACCAGTTGAACCGGAAGTACCTGAAGTGGCACTTAAACCGCTGTTTCCAGCATTTCCACTAGAACCATTAGTACCTGTCGTACCTGAGGTTCCACTTGAAGCACTTGCTCCTGAATTTCCATTTACACCTGATGAACCATTTGATCCATTTATACCTGAAGTACCTGATGTACCATTTGTACCTGAAGTCCCGGAAACACCTGCTGTTCCGTTAGTACCACTAACACCACTTGTACCTGAGGAAGAATTTACATATCCTACTACCCCTGTAACTGGGTTATATGTTACAACATATGGACCTGGTTGTACTGGAAGAGTTTGTAATATAATTGGTTGGGGTGATCCTGAAATTATTAATGAACCTGTAATTACTGCAGATCCTGAAAAAGGAAAACCAACTCCTTGGACGAATATAGTTACACCATCATTGTTTCCTGTAGGAGAAAATCCGGTAACAGTAGCTGAGCCACTGATGTTTATATATGGTACACTAGCGCTTACTAACGTACCATTTTGATATATATCGATTGTGCCTCCACCACCTGTGGGGTCTACATTATATACGCCTACCGGAACCTGGTCTAGGAATCTTACTTGAGCCATTCTTTAGTGTTTATCTTATATAAATATGATAAAAGATCATATTGCATTTACTTTTTTCTTAACTTCTAGAGATTTTATTGTCTCAGGAGTTGTTATTGATCCATTACCATTATCTTGGCCATTATATAAGACATCATTGGAAGATGCTTCAATTGAGAATATAATTTTAGTTTTATCTGAGAATTTTTTTATAGAGTTTATATCTTTTTGTAAAATTTCAGGAACTATATATCCATTTAATTTTATATTAAAAGTACTTCTTACAACACGTTCATCGTCTTGTGTTAATTCTGTTTGGAAACCAAATGAATCTATCAATGCTTTAAATTTAAAGCGTTCAGGGTCACCCCAATAAGCATCAGATGCATATCCGATTGCTTCTACAATTTTATTAAGTTGTTCAACATAATATGTAAATACTACACAAGTATATGTTATGGTAACATAGTCTGGGATGACTGTAGCATAAAATTGTTTTTCAGGAATTCTATTAGTTAATACTTTAAAATTATCATATGAATTTCTAGCATCATATTTTTTTTGAGAAACACTATAGTTATGAGGATTATTAGCATCTAATTTGTTACCAATACTCCTATTTTTATCCATAGACTCACGTTTAAACATAATTAAAGGAGCCATAATTCTTCCATTTTGATCTCTATAATACCCATCTTTTTGAAATGATTTCCATTTTTCTTGAGAACCATAAACAACAGGGACTGGTAATCGATCACCGTTTTGATATACAGAAGGTTGAATAATATTTTCGAAATAATAAAATACAGCTTCGTCAATATCTTTAATACCAACACTAAAAGGTTTAGTAGTATCATCACGAAATGACGTTTGTAATGCACGGTTAACACCGGGTACATTAGGATCGGCGTAATTTGGGTTACCCGCGGGTACATACGTTGATTTATGCTGTTCAACGCTGATCTCACGTTGTGTCTTAGGTGTTGGTTTATTTAATCTGTTATTAGCCATTACATTCTAGATAATATTATGTTTACTCGATCTGATGGTACATAGTGACATGTAAGTTCCACATCTACATTATATCCAAAATCTTCTAATCCTGGGTTTAATGGGTTATTTCCATCAGCATCATAATAAGGATATTGGGGATCTTTACCTACAAAGAATTGTGTTTGATTAGTATTATCTACTTCCCAATATCCATTTTGGAATCCTATAATATCTCCTACTTCAGGATGAATTTCAGCTCCATATTGAATAAAAGGAGTTTGAAATGTTCCAAATGGTCCTTGATTGGCTGAGTTTAATTTACTTAATAAATCATCTCTTAAAAGTCTAACAGTAAGGGGCCAGTTAAAATCAACCCCTAAATCACTTACAGGAGATGTAGTATCTCCTATTTCTACTAAAGCAAATAACATTACAGGGTCTGCAAAGTTTCTTCCTTCAGCAGCTTCACCATACATGTTAGTTTTAGTGTCACCTACTTTATATTTATAATAAATAATTTCTTGTGATATAATATTTCCCATCAACTCTCGGTTGACTCTTCGAAACATACTAATATCTCTTGAACCGCCGTATAATGCCATGTTATCCTATAAAAATTGTCATTGGTACTTGGTTTATTTCAGCAACACGAGCTACAGATTCTGCTGCTCTTCTTTCAAGTAAAGCTTGGCGTGATGTTTGATCAAAATATTCCCTCAATCTTGTTATTAAAGCTTCTTTTTCAGAAGCAGATGCAGATACTAACTCATCACCATTTAATGTTACTTCTGCTCCTGGGATTGGAATAGATGAATATTTGTTTCTTACTAATCCTAATACTTCTTTTGCTTTAGCTAATGTATATTCAAATATCCAGCTTCTTCCTATTGAATTAATTTTAGAATAGGTTGGATTTAAATAAGGTACATTAGATGTATTTGATATTTTATTAGTTCCATCAGCAAATGCTGCATCTATTCTATCTTGTACTTTAATAAAATCAAATACTAAATAATGCCCATACCCTAAACCACCACCATCATCTATACCTAAATCAAAATCACCAGTTCCGGGGATTGGAAATACTGAAATTATATTATTTACTATGTTAAATGTGTAATTGGAAAGTGTTACTGTGTTATTCATCTCAATTGCTTGGATGTTTTGAATAGTAAAACTTGTAGGCATCATCAAATAGTTAGAATATCCATATCCCATACCATATACTCCTGCTGCGGGTACACCACCCAAACCATTACCTGCTCCTGTTCCTAACATTGGAGCATATAGTTGACTAATTGCTGGGGGTGGTTGATAAAATACATTTTTAATTTCTATACCACCTTCAATACCATTATCTATAGCCCATTGTGCTAAATCATAATCTTGAACTCCTGGGGAGAGTGGGAGTTGGCCTTTAAACCAAGTTACATTACCACCTGCACCTGCTTCTTCACCATATTGTTGAGATAATCTAACAATACTAGAGAATGTTGGTGTTACTACATCTGTGTTTACATCTACTAATGTGGATGCTCCTTCTAAAGATAAATAATTATCTCTGGTTTGGAAAGCGTATAATTCGTTTCCATATATTGTTATTGCTTCTTCAAACCCAGCCCAAAAATTAATGTCCTGTAATTCTACATTTTCAATAGGATATCCTAAACGTAAAGCGCAAAAATTAGCTAC